GGGAGTATCAAGTAGAGGGAGTATATGATGCTCTAAGGCATAACAGAAAGCTATTGATAAGCCCCACTGCATCTGGCAAATCACTGATGATTTATTCCCTCGTAAGATATTATGTGGATAAAGGGCAAAAAATTCTTTTAATTGTTCCGACGACATCTCTTGTAGAACAGATGTACAAGGATTTCCAGGATTATGGTTGGGATGCTGAGTCATATTGTCACAAGATTTATTCTGGTAGGGAGAAGACAAACGAACATGCGGTTACGATTACAACCTGGCAATCCGTTTATAAATTAGATCGTTCTTTCTTCGAAGATTATGGAGTGATTATAGGTGATGAGGCACATTTGTTCAAGAGTAAATCTCTGATACAGATTATGACCAAACTTCATCATGCTAAGTATCGTTTTGGATTCACAGGAACACTTGACGGAACACAAACTCACAAATGGGTTCTTGAAGGATTGTTTGGTCCATCATATAAAGTAACCAAAACTGCAGAACTGATGAAACAAGGTCATCTTTCTCAGTTAGATATTCAGTGTCTTGTTCTCAAACACCCGCCACAAAAGTTTGAAACTTATGAAGATGAGATACAGTATTTAATCTCACATGAACAGAGGAATAAGTTTATTACAAACCTTTCTTTAGATCTGAAAGGAAATACTCTTGTTCTGTTTTCACGAGTGGAAGCACATGGAGCAATCCTCTATGAAATGATAAATAAGAATAACCGTGAAGATCGTAAAGTATTTTTCGTTCATGGTGGAGTGGATGCTGAAGAACGAGAACTTGTAAGAGAAATTACTGAAAGAGAAAACAACGCAATTATCGTTGCTTCATATGGAACTTTTTCTACAGGTATTAATATTAAGAGCCTCCATAACGTTATCTTTGCTTCACCCAGTAAATCGAGAGTTAGAAATTTACAATCTATTGGAAGAGTTCTTAGAAAAGGAAAAAATAAAACTAAAGCAGTCCTCTACGACATCTCTGATGATTGTACAATTCAATCAAGAAAGAACTATACTCTAAATCACTTCATAGAAAGAATTAAAATTTATAATGAAGAGCAATTCAATTATGAAATAATCACTATTCAACTAAAGAGCAAATGATAGAAGATGATTTTTACGCAACACTTAAGTTAAAGACCGGAGAGGAAATCTTCGCAAAGGTAGCAGCTACTGAAGAAGATGATAGAACTCTCCTGTTAGTAACTAATCCAATTATCGTTGCTGAAATAAAAGGAAGAACAGGTGTAATGGGTTATAAGCTAGAACCCTGGCTAAAAACAACTACAGAAGATATGTTCATTATTAATATCGATGATGTTATTACAATGACCGAATCTTCTGATATTGAAATGATTTCTATGTATCAGACATATTGTAGAGAATCTGATAAAACAAGAAAGAATCAATCCAAGATCTCCCGTAAGATGGGTTATCTTGCTAACGTTAATGATGCTAAAGAGATACTTGAGAAACTCTTTAAGAATAGCTAAGGCCTCATCTTCAAACCCAACAAAGGTATTCTACACAGTATTTGATACCTTGTCAACTATTTGAATAAGTGGTAGAATGTCATACATATTATGAGATAACCTAATGATAACCACAGCAGTTATGACCAAAAGAAAAAGGTCAGAGCATTACGTCAACAACAAAGAGTTTCTTGCAGCACTGATTAAATACCGTGAGGATGTTGAGATTGCCAAGATCAAAGGCAATCCAAAGCCACAAATTCCCAGATATATTGGTGAATGTTTCTTAAAGATTGCAAATCATTTATCATTCAAACCAAACTTTGTCAACTACATGTTCAAAGATGACATGATTTGTGATGGTATTGAAAATTGTGTTCAGTATATTCACAACTTCAATCCAGAGAAATCTCAGAATCCTTTTGCTTACTTCACTCAGATTATTCACTACGCATTCCTGAGACGCATTCAGAAAGAGAAGAAGCAACTGGAGATCAAGAATAAGATTCTGGAAAGGACAGGATTTGATCAGGTCTTCGACAGTGGAAGTGTTGACGGATCAGACTATTCCGACTATAATTCTATCAAGGATGCAGTCCACTCTAAACTTCGTTACTGAATGAAAGTAGCAATTATTACAGACCAACACTTTGGTGCAAGAAAGAATTCTAAACTCTTTCATGATTATTTTCTAAGGTTCTACAACGACGTATTTTTCCCTACACTCGAGGAGCAAGGGATTACTACCGTTGTAGATATGGGAGATACTTTTGATAGTCGTAAAGGAATTGATTTCTCTGCACTATCGTGGGCTAAAAGTAATTACTATGATCGTCTCAACGAAATGGGTGTAAAGGTTCATACAATTGTAGGGAACCACACTGCTTATTACAAAAACACTAATCAAGTAAACGCAGTTGATCTACTTCTGCGTGAATATGATAATGTGACTGTATATTCGGAACCAACAGAAGTGGTGTTGGGTCAACTTCCGACTCTTTTTATTCCGTGGATTAATCAAGAAAATGAGGAAAGCACTCTTAAACTTATTCAAAAGACAACTTGCCAGTGTGCGATGGGGCATCTTGAACTCCAAGGATTTAGAGTTAATAACCAAATCGTCATGGAGCATGGTTTGGAGGGCAAACTATTTGACAAGTTCACCCGTGTCTACTCGGGACACTATCACACTCGATCGGATAACGGGATAGTATTTTATCTCGGAAATCCCTACGAGTTGTATTGGAATGATGTAAAAGATACTAGAGGATTTCATATCTTTGATACTGAAACTCTAGAACACACTCCAATCAACAATCCTTACAGAATGTTCTATAATATTTACTATGAGGATACTAACTATCAAACCTTTGACACTCGTGAATATCAAAACAAGATTGTCCGAGTGATTGTCCGTAAAAAAACAGACATCAAGAAGTTTGAAAAGTTTATTGATAAACTTTATAGTTCTAATGTTTCTGAACTCAAAGTTGTAGAGAACTTCCAGATTCAAGAGAATGAGGAATTTGAAGCATTTGAATCAGAAGATACACTTTCTATCTTGAATAGATATGTAGAGGAAGCAGAGATTGGACTGGATAAATCCATAGTTCAGAAACTTATTTCCGAAGTATATCAAGAGGCTTGCGAATTAGTGTAGAATGTTTATCCTAACAATCAGTGGCAGAGAAGATGAAGGTGCTTATTCAGTAATCAACGAAGATGGAGATCAAGTTCTTTATCTTTTTGAAGAAGAAGATGATGCTGTTCGTTTTGCCATGATGTTAGAAGAAGATGACTACCCTGAAATGCATGTAATGGAAATTGATGATGAACTACTTGTAAATGTTTGTGAAATGCACGGACATGAGTATGTTATCATTACACCTAATGACATCGTGATTCCCCCTATCGAAAATGATATTGTTTGAAAAAATCCGTTGGAGAAACTTTCTTTCTACCGGACAACAATTTACTGAAGTTGAACTGAATAAAAACTCAACCACTTTGATTGTGGGGAATAATGGAGCAGGTAAGAGTACCATTCTTGATGCTCTCTGTTTCGTGTTGTTTGGTAAGGCTTTCCGTAAGATCAATAAACCTCAACTTATCAATACGACAAATGAGAAAGATTGTCTTGTTGAGATTGAACTAAAGATTGGTTCTACTGACTGGATGATTCGTCGTGGAATCAAACCAAACATCTTTGAGATTTATCGTAACGGATCTGTTCTGGATCAAAGTTCTTCTGCCATCGATCAGCAGAAGTATCTTGAACAATCCATTCTCAAGATGAACTATAAGTCATTCACTCAGATCGTGATTCTGGGTAGTAGTAACTTTATTCCGTTCATGCAACTTACTGCTGCTAGTCGTAGGGAAGTGATTGAAGATCTTTTGGATATTAAGATCTTTTCATCGATGAATGTGATTATCAAAGAAAAGATTCGTTCCCTGAAAGAGGAAATCCGTACTCTTGAGTTAAAAAAAGAGTCAGTGAAAGATAAAGTTGAGATGCAGAAAAACTTTATTGAAGAGTTGGAGAATCTTAGTAATGCCAATATAAATGCCAATAAAGAGAAGATTGTCAATTTAGAAAAAGAAATTGGTGATTATATGGAAGAGAATACTTCTAATGAAGATCCTCTCAGGGCACTTATTCGTGAGCAAGATGCTATTACTGGATACGCAGAAAAACTTCGTAAGTTGGGTAATCTAAAAGGTAAGATTTCTCAGAAAGTATCTACGATTACTAAAGAACACAAGTTCTTCACTGAGAATACGGTTTGTCCTACCTGCACCCAATCAATCGAAGAAGAGTTTCGGTTAAATAGAATTAACGACGCTCAAAATAAAGCAAAGGAGTTGCAATCCGGTTATAGAGAACTGGAGGAGGCAATTAAAGAGGAAGAGGAGAGAGAGCGTCAATTTAATAATTTATCTGAAGAGATTAGAAAACTAACGAATGGTATTTCTCAAAACAATATTAAGATTAATGGATTGCGGAGACAAATCCGAAATCTTGAATCTGAAATTCAAACTATTACCGAGAACCTTGCAAACCGAAATTCTGAACATGAAAAGTTAGAACAATTTAAGAATGATCTAAAATCAGTATATGATGATCTGTCTGGAAAGAAGGATCTAATTCAGTATCATGACTTTTCATATTCTCTATTGAAAGATAGTGGTGTAAAATCCAAAATCATCAAAAAGTATCTGCCACTGATTAATCAACAAGTTAATCGGTATCT